ATATAACTCATCAAATGTTATTCTACAAAGAAGATAATGTTACGGAAGTTGCGCGGTTTAATTTATTTGATCATGCTGGAATCCCAGCGTCTGAAAACGTATACGAAAGAGTTCGAGTGACAACCACAACAACTACAACAACCACTACTACTACCACAACATCAAGTTAGGAGATATGATGGCAGTTAAAAGACAAAGTTTAAAAGGAATTGGAAAGAAGAAGAAAGCTCGCAAAGCGGCAGCTGCACAAGGGCAAATGACGCGATGGTTGAAGCCGACTGGGAATTGGAGCATGGCATGGGATGTATCAATTACTACAGGCACAGATATTACTCCCAGCGAAAGATTAAAGGAAAAATACACTTGGTGGGATGATAAGTATAGCATCGTTGCGCAGGAAGTCGCTGCTCCTCCGGGATTCGGGATTTCCTTTAAGTTTAAACCTGTTCCCAAAACACATGACTTTTATGTTGACTTCGTTGGTCATTATACTGGTACGCATTCCGGCCCACATTTCCCGCGTGTTGAAATTTGGGATTATAATACGACTGCATGGGTTGATACAGGTATAGAACTGGATCTCACCATGAGCGAAGATCAAAGTCTTACTTCTAACCTTATAGATAAAACCGGAGATTGGTGGGAAGCAGTAACCGATAATGTCTGGTTACAACTTGCGCATCCTAATGTTGCTGGTAATGCAGCTCATGAGATTCATGTAACCAAAATGGGCTTGAGGCAAAAAATAGTAATAACAACCACAACCACTACAACGACTACGACAACCACAACGACATCGAGTTAAGGAGCCATTATGAAAAAGAGAAAAATATTTGTCGCTGCAATGGGCGGGCATGGGACAACCTATATTCAAAAGCATATAGGCCGTTGTGCTAAACGACCGGATGTATGTTGGGGTGAAGGGTTGAATATTAAAAAATATCCAGAAGTAATGAAGGATATGCCGGTCGTCGTGAAAGCGAATATCTGGAGGCGACGGACAAGAGGCCACGAGTTAAATCCAGAATACACAATAGAAGAAAACTTTGTCAGGATGATTGATTGGACAAAAGAAGATTGGATCTTATTTTCCGGTTGGTGTTCGATGAAGTCAATGTTTTTAACGGATAATGATATCGCTGCGTTCTGTCTGGTTCGCCATCCTCTTCACGCCTATGTTTCTTACTTCGGCCATCAACACCCCAACCATTGTAGAACGCTTGGCGGCTTCAATACTGCCGCTGCGGTTCGCAAGTGGACGGGTCAATGGAATTCCATTATCTCAGATTTCTTGGCCTCGCCTGGCAAGATAGTCAGATATGAATACTTCTATAAAGACCTTCGTTATTACAAATATATTCGCGATCGGCTTTATCGTTTTGATACAACCAAAAGAAATTACAGGGAGTTAAAGAAACCATTAGTCAAGGAACTTAAAGAGCAGGTGTCTGATAACTTCTTCCAAATATATAAGGAGTGGAAGATATGAGTAAAGTTTTAATTATTACAAAAGGTTTCGGAAAGGAACAGACCCTTGTTGTAAAAGGGTTCGGCGAGATGGGCATTATTTATGCCCGCAAGGCGATCCACATTTTCAGAAAAATCATACGGAAGGGGATAAGACATGGCAATTGAAAGTTTTAGAAAGCAGTCATGGGAAGAGTGGGTTATTGCCGGCTCTATCGAAGATGTTGTAGATGCGGGAGAAACGATTGATTTGGCAAATAGCACCATCAAAGCATGGCAATGGGATGATCTTGTAACGGAGGTTACAACAACTGTAGTTGAAATCCTTACAAAAGCGAAAGATGATGTTAAGCATTATCTTAAAGTCCGAGTCAAAGGAGGCAGCGCTATCGCAGGCACAGCTAATCCGGGTGTTTATAAGATTACGTTTTATATTATTACGAGTCTTTTAAACAAATATGAAATTGACGTTAAAATGAAAATATGGGAAACTTAAAATGGCAACTACTACCACTACAACAACAACGACCACTTCTACGACGACGACAACAATAATTCCGTCTGGCGATCCTAAATTGATTTTTATACATGATGAAGTCAAAAAAGTTTTCAAATATCAAAAGAAAGAATAAGTTTTTAAATTTAAAACGAAACAGTTATAAAATGAGTTATAATATATTATAGAAATGTCTTCAATAATGAAGACAAACCGCCACTCATAACCGTGACCCCATAGGGGAATCACAAATGAAAAGGAGAAGTCAAATGTTTAAACCTCAGAACGTAGCCATCCTCACCAACTTCCAAGATTTCAATCCCGGCTATTCCCTGTCAGGAATCGTAGCGGACCAATGTATAATGCTTGATCGCTACGGCCACAAAGTTCATCTTTATACTTGTGATAGTTATAATGATGAATTCGATGATGTTGACCTGCCATGTGAAGTACACCGAAAAATTCCGTTTTGTCACCTTACCGATTACAAAGAGGAAAAGGATTTTTCCAAGGAACACGAGATGTATGGCAAAACGTTGAAGAATGTTTTGGTGGAAGAATTCAAGACGAAGAAAATCGAGATTGCTTTTACTCATGATTGGATTTTCACCGGATGGAATCTTCCGTTTTCTTATGGTATCCGCCTTGCCAACCCACATCTGGGTGGAGTCAATTGGATGCATTGGGTTCATAGCGTTCCTTCTGATCTTGAATATCCGCAAGGTAGGGATTGGTGGGATATTAGGAGATATGGCCCGAATCATAAAATTATTTTCCCCAATGCCATCGAAAGAACCCGGGTGGCCGAACAGTTTAAAGGACAAATTGATGATGTCCGTATAATCCCGCATATCAAGGATCTGCGAACATGGTATGACTTTGATGAGGAAACATGGGAATTCATAGATGACTTCCCCGGCGTAATGCAAGCGGACATTGTGCAAATCTATCCGGCTTCCACTGATCGTCTTCGTGCGAAACAGATCGACATGGTTGCAAATCTTTTTGCTCGCTTTAAAGAAAAAGGTTTTACTGTTTGTCTTGTCGTTGCAAACCAATGGGCAACCGAAAAAGAGCAGGAAAAAGATATCCAAAACTTTTTGGATCTTGCACCTAAACTGGGATTGAAGCCAAATGAAGAATTGATCTTTACTTCGGCATGGAAAGATGGCAAGTATAATACCGGTCTACCGAAGAAGATATTGAGGGAGCTGCAATTATGTTCCAATATTTTCGTCTTCCCAACGGTAGAGGAATCATTTGGTCTGGTTGGACCGGAGGCTGCGCTTGGTGGTAACTTCATGGTTCTAAACAAAAGTCTTTATATGATGTTCGAGATATTTGGGAACTCTGGACTTTACTGTGATTTCGGTTCCTACCATAACATCTTCGATCCTAAAAATATTGGAATTACTATGGATCAATATCTGGCAGGGGTTTGTAATCTGATTCTGGGGAGGTTTTCACAGAATGAAGTATTTCAAACCCGGACTTGGTGTCGAAGAGTTTATAATATGGATAACCTATATAATCAAGTCTACCAACCGTTGATGGCAGAGTCCCGTCTGTGGGGCTTCCCCACCAAAGCATTATAAGGAGGCAAAGATGGAGATAACCATTAAGTCATTTAACGGCATTGGTGATTTACTTTTTGTAACTCCAACGCTGAAAGTAATTAAGGAGGCCTATCCTGATTGTCATATAACAGTCAATACTAATTATCCGGACTTGTTGGAGGACAATCCAAACGTTGACGTGATTGGATCTGAGAACGTAGGAACGTTTCTGGGGTACGATGATCCAATTCACCAGAAATGGCCGACAGCGCATCATATATTAAAGGACTGGCATATAATCTGTGAAGAATATGGCCTGCATACTGATAAGCCAGCGCTGCAACCAGAACTTTATCTTAATTTTATGACGGCACTGGATGTGCTTGAAAAACATCGATCCCCAATAGGAGTGCAAATTATACACAAGGGGCATTGGCATGCAAAAAAGATTTGGCCTAAATTTGATTATCTTTCGCGGCTCCCTAAGTTTGTGCCAATTCCAAAGGTGCCTTCGATTAAGGATTTGATTTACTTCATTGCTTGTTGCAAGGCGGTAGTATGCGCTGAAGGTGGAATCTCACATATCGCAAAGGCAGTAGGAACACCAGCGATAGTCATTTACGGAGGCTTTGCCAAACCGGAATGGAATGGTTATGAAGATCAAATAAATGTTTGCAATGAAAAATGGTGTTCCTATTGTTACAACCCGAAACCATGCGAAAATGAAATTGAAAGAATTTGCATGAAAGAAATTTCAATCGAACACGTTTGCCGGCTGGCTGAAGGTTTGGAAAAGATTCCAGAGCTTGAACAACACAATGCAATGAAGTTTATAAAAGAAGATGCTTTATGTTGGTCAAGAACCTGCTCTTCCCATAGACCCGACATGTTAGATATCGGTGCTGGCAATAATCCCTTGCGTGGCGCGAGAGGGATAGATACAGGTAAAGATGAAGATGCTTATAACATCTACACAGCGGATCGTTCGCAAGATTTTATCTTCTCTTCCCATTGCATCGAGCATTTGGATTATCCTTCTAAAGCTTTGAGAGAATGGAGCAGAGTGCTTCGTACCGGCGGTCTGCTTTATCTTTATTTCCCGTCGCCGGATTATATACCTTGGAGACAGAAGTCAATGCCGAAATGGCATAAGCATGATTTTCGCATTGAAAGTATTTTGGCAATGCTCCCCGACGATTTATACCCAATTGAAATCGCCCATACAGATTGGTTCTTCGGTCAAAAAATTATAGCGAGAAAGGAAAAGTAAAATGGCTAAAAAAATGATCAAGAAGCAAAAACTTAAATGCACGGCGGAGGGTTACAAAGAAGCATTGAACCGGGTGAGGGCTGCGGAAGATCCTGTTGATGCGCTTTGCAAATTTTATAATGAAACAGTCGGGATGAAAAAAGGCCGGACGGTTTTCGATACGCAATTTGTTCCGTTCATCGAGAAGTATGGATGTGACAGGGAAATAAGTTTGGAGATTGGCTATGGCCCCGGTTCTCTTGTGGCCGAAGCAGGGAAGCATTTCCGTGAGACATGGGGGATAGATGCTCATGAGGCACGGAATCTGGTTGGCCATTTGTTGGAAGCAAATGAATGCTATAACTATAAACTCCTTATCAGTCCTGATGGAAGAAGTATTCCCACGAAGAAAAATAACATTGACTTCATTTATTCATGGACTGTTTTTATGCACTTCGGGAAAATCGGTATCGCCAGTGATTATCTTCGTGATGCCTATGCGGTTTTGAAACCGGGAGGTCTGGCGCTCATTTACTTCTCCAGAATGTATCGAAGTCGAAAGCATGAAACAAAAGAGGAATGGCTGGCTGCAATTGAGCACGAAGAGGAAATGGAACGGTATCGAGAGATTAGTGGCAGTACAATCCAAAAGATTAATCTTCAAATCTCCATGCAGCAAATGGTTGATATGTGCGAATGTGTCGGTTTTGAAGTCTTGGAACGAACGGCATCGACCAGAAGAATCGACGGAATACTTTGCCACCACGGTCAACATGGGGTAGTACTTCGAAAAGAAAAGGAGTAAAACATGAGAGAAAAAGAAGTTGCAGTTGTGGCAATGCCAAGGACAGGCTCCACATATCTTTTTAGATGCTTGGCTGGTCTCAAGCATGCAGGTGGAAGTCCGAAAGGCGCCAACCTTGCAAAGCTTCCAATAATGAAGTGCCACAGTTTAGCTCCACCCGAAACTTTCGGTGATCCGTGGTCAAGCCAAATAAGTGAGCATTGTCTTAAAGGAAGAAAAGTCATTTGGCTTTTCGGTGATCCAATAGCTTCTGTCGTTTCCACAATGAAGAAAAGGTTTGACCATGTTCATGCGAAGAATTGTGGCTGCTTTAAACCGCTGGGGATGGTGGATCTGATAGATAGAGATGACTTTAACTATGAGTGGATGTTTGACTCATGGACATCTATCCGACATGACTTTCCCGTTTTATGTGTAAGGTATGAAACCTTATGGAAAAACCGTTTTGTGATCGAATGGTTTCTGGGAAGAAAAGTCAAATGGAATGAGTGGAGTCCTCGGTCTAACAGGTGGACCACAGAAGAACTTCCAAACTTTCTTTCGAAAGCCTTAAATAAAACCTATTCAAGTTTGGTTGAAAAAGTTCAAATGCATCCGGATGTAACTTTAAATGGTGGAGATACATTGAGAATATCCGGGGATTTGGTAAGGATAGAAAAAGGCGTTGGATTTGGCAAAAACTATTTTTATGACTTAGTAAAAAAAGGAGAAACGGAAAATGGCTGAGCTGTCAATTATTGTACCGTATGTGAACGAGTATCCACAAATCCTTTTTACACTTCAAAGTATTGCGCAAGACCTACGAGGTCGCGTTGACTTTGAAGTCATTGCTGTAAACAACTATTGCGATGAAGTCATTGCTCAAGATCGCGATAGCACAAGACGAATCATTCGAAGATTAAAAGCATTTTACAATATCGAGGCTTCAGATGAAGAAATTGTTGAAACATTGGTCGGTGAAGAAATTGGACTCATTGGGCCAGAAGATAAAGGTGGCAAGGCAGTAGAAGCATGTGCTAAAGGGAACGACTGGCTTACGGCGATTTCATACACGGACAAGTTAAGTCATTGGAATGCGAAGCGTTTCGGCATTGAAAATAGCAGTGGTGATTATTTTCAATTCATTGATTCCCATTGCATCGTCGGCCGGAATTTGCTGTATGATATGTTTGACTTTTATAAAGATAACGCTTGGAGCATGGATGGCACGCTCCATCCGCCCTTGACATATCTCATTTTGGAATGGCGAAGATTAATATATGGATTAAGATTTGTCCATACCGAAAAACAAGCGCAACTTGACTATAAGTTTTCGAGTTACCAACATCCCGAGAGTGGCTTGCCATACGAGGTTCCGTGTATGTCGACTTGTGGTATGCTAATGACTCGGGAGCTATACGAAGAAACTGGTGGCTGGCCTAAAGAACTGGGAATTTATAGTGGAGGCGAGCACTTCATGAATTTCACCCTTGCTGTTCTTGGAAAGAAGAAGTATATCTTTCCAACTAAATTTGCGTTGTATCATCATGCCGAAAAAAGAGGATATGCTTTTAACTCCGGTGATACTCTTCGCAATCGCTTAATAGCAGCATATCTATACGGTGGCCTTGATTGGTTTTATGAAAATATAAAGAAGTGTAAAGGTCGGCCAAATGTGATTAAGAAGTTTCAAGCGGAGATTCCATTATTGTGCAAAGATCAGCGGCAATGGATTAAAGATCGACAAGAGATGACTATATTCGAATGGCTGGAAAAGTGGGGAAAGATATGAAAAAAGAAACGGATTATAAAAGCTACCTTGACTCTCTTGAAGAAAAAGTAATTATCCCTGGAATCGTTTCTGGTGAACTGTGCAAGAAAAGAAAAGTTCCCGCAAGAAAAGGCAAGCTGTATAAAAGCGATTTCGGAAAATTTGTAGGCGAGTCATTCGATTGTAAGGATGCAGCTGCCATAGATTATTACGGGTACTTTAAAAAATCGAGTGGCTTCAAGCCTCTAATTACTTCGTACGAAGACATTGAAGTCAAGTCAATAAAGATAAAGGTTTGCCATTTCGCTTCTATCAAAATCGAATACGTATCAAAGATGGCACCGGAGTTGATGGAGGAGTTCTTTAACTTCAAAGGCTATTTACTTCTCTTGAGGGGATTTAAGAGCGGGAACTTTGACTAAGTGGATCCAAGAGTAGCGGTGGTTAAGCCTCCGCTGCTCTTTGAAATACTTCTTCAAGCTTGTCATACTGTTTTTCTGTTAAGTAATTATTATCTTCATAAAACGTTTCCACATTGGCCACGAAGTTAGTCTCCCAATCGTCCAATGGATCATGTTCCATGAACTGGAAGATATGTTCGATTCGGCTATGTTTTCTTATCTTCATTTGCTTCTCCTTTTAATGACTCGCTTTTTCTTTCTCCTTTTAATAATTCGTTTTCCTTGTTGAAATTTAAACGCAACTGACAGTTCGTTAATTCTGGATTGTATCCCTCGTATTCTTGATTTTAAACTTCTGATATATTCATAATACTGGTCTTCGTTTTTGATATAGAAGTATCCGCTGCCACGACTTCCTATTGGATGCCTCCTTGAGATAAGTTCACGGATAATCTTCCGGACTCCCGGCTGAGACAAGTCCCATTTGTCTTTAGTATTTAATATACGTCCGATTTGTTGGGCTGTTATTGGATTAGTCCAGCTTGCATTTTTAATTAATTCAAGAATTTCGCGAGCGTTCATCTTCTTTTTCTCCTCTTGATAATCCGTTTTTGCTTCACGATTTTTAACCTGTTTAACTTCTTGAAGTGGCGTGGACATAAGGCCAGCCTTAATCCGCGTGGATCTCCAGCCTCACGATTGCCGATAACAACTCCAATAATATCATCACGCCATTTACAGTCGGGGTCTAAGTCAAAGCACTCCCAACAGACACGACTTCCCTGTAATCTAACAAGTCTCATCTTATCACGATCCTCGCCGTTTTGGGATTAACAAATACTTCAGGTTTGACATTCTCAGGCTGATCATTGAGTTGAGTCAAGGGATCAGCAGTAGGTATGTGAAGCATAGTGTCAAAGTCAACCTCAATAGTTATGCTGGCGCCAGTTTTGAATACATGATCAAAAAGATGTTGAAGTGTTTCCGCTGTATTTTGACTTATCTCAACTTTTAGTTTCATTATACTCTCCTTCGTAGATTCTTTGCTGTCGTTGATTTCCCATAGAAGATATTAACAAGTAAAGAATTTTCACCATATAATATCCTCGCCTCCTTGTAAAGCCTATATCCAAAGCATTCCTTATATTGAATAACCACATCGGTTCTAACGACCTCTCCCCATTTCCCAAAAAGATAAGTCAATGGCAAACGAAGTAAATCAATACGAGATTTGATTCTCCAAGGTTTCATCCAGATGTGAGGGTACATTGTTGAAGTGGTTGTTGCTTGGAATCTTATTAACGTAGTGGTTGTCGTGTTATTTCCAAATTGCGCCGGCTCAAGCATTTTTACCTCCAAGTTAAAATGGGGTGCCCCGATTGATTTCTATTCACAAGCACATTCCCCAACATGCTTGACCCTTTGATCGGGCACCCCAAATTGTTAAGCTAAAAAACCAGTTTTGTGTGCTGGATCTATTTGACTAATATATGTAATCCCAGCTTTACTTATGGTTGCTGGAAACTCAACGGACAACAAGCTCGGGTGCCTTATTCGAATTTTAACATTGTATGCTTCTTTGGCATCCCATGTCCAGCTTTCAAATTCTTTTGCTGTTCCAGCAAACATTTCCACTCCGTCAAAGCAAGAGTAAACTCCAATAACACATTGATCTGGTAGTAAAACTCGCATAATATAATTTCCCCCTTATAAGTTATAAACGCCTTATAGACGCCGGCTGGCGCGTCACAGTGAGTCAATTTTACTTAAGTTTCAAACCAAAATTAATATCCAGAGAACCGCTGACAACTATGTTTATTGTTTCGGCGTCACTGGGTTTTAATTCCAAATCATGAAGACATTCATAAAGGTGGCTTATTTGTTTTCTGAATTCTTCAAGCTCGTCTTTTAATATTTTCTTAACGATTTTAGCCCAGTCAGGAACGCCTTGCGCTTCAGGGTCGGAAGGTTGTTGATACGATGGAAGATCCCGTGAGTATTTTATTGCCTGATTCAGTTTGAGTTTGGTGCCTTCTTCGGTGCACCGATATTGATGCAGACTGCTGCCATCGGCAACGACTTTCTGTGTTTCGATGAAAGCTCCAAACGCAGTCTTCACCATTTTGGCCATGCAGTTTTGGATTTGTTTTTTATCGTGGTGTCTCCTTAATTGGGGCAATATATCATTCACGGTAAATACTTTCCCACCGATCAGATGGCAAATGATTGCCCCTTTTAATGAATCGGTATTGTCAATGTGTTTTTCCAAATATTCTCTGTTTATTTGCGCTTGATCCAGAATAGTCATTTTTCCTGCCCTCCTTTCAGGCGTGCTACTCGTATATTTCGGTTTTTTGTAAATCAATTTCTTTTTTTGTTTTTGTTTTTTGAATTCCTCTTCGGTTGCGGTTGCTGCTTCTTGTTCATATTCCTGCTTGAAGTAATCTTCGAGAGATTTCCCGTCAACCATTATCCCTTCCCAGTTTTTTTTATCCTCGGCCGGTGCCATGACTACCTCTCATTGTTAAGATGTCCGTTTGGAGCAATCTTAATTCGTCGGCGAAAGACTGCCGTACTTTCAATCCGAATGTTGTCTGCCACCATTCCTCAGGATACTTGTCTGTTGTAACATTCTGCAACGAAGTATTCGCTTGAGTTATGATACTTAATATGTTGGTGACAGTGAATTCAGTCTGAAACTCAACCGACGTTTTTATGAGTTTGACTAATTCGGAAAAATTAAAAGTAATCATTCTTCCAAAGTCTTCGTTCCACCAATCAGCACCATGTTTATCATCTGTAATCGTTGGACGATTCACTTGGTCTATGCGCGTTAGAACAGTGCCTTTAGTAAAAGTTAAACCGCGTACCGCCATTAGACTTCACCTCCTTTCTTTTTAGAGATTGCTTCGCACAATGATAATGCAGTTTGAATAATATGCATCCACCTATTGTCGAAGTCATGTGCGTCCCAGTTTTCAGTATAAGTTAAACCGCGAAGGAAATTTCGGACATGCATTCCTTCACGAAAATGGACAGAATGAGGAATACCGTCTTCGGTCCAAATGGATTGAACTAAACTACCATATTCGTCAACGCACATTTGGAAGAAAGCAATTCCGTCGTAGCCAAGCCAAACTAATATTCTGGCAAACATATCTTTTTCAATCTCGCTGATTTCATTCGGTTTCATATCTTCCTCCTTTTGATAATTCGCTTTTTCTTTCTTCTCTTGATAAATCGTTGACCACCAAAGGTCCGCTGCGGGTGACACCACTTTAGAAAGTCATCAAGACGAAGAATAACGATGTTATAGTTATTTACAAAAACATGAAACCGCGACTTACCACCAAGCGGTCCGTTTTGTCTTTCTATAAATTTGAAAGTATAATCATCCATTACGATGCATTTATCTTTACGATCACGTTTGAAGATAAGGAAAGAATATCTTCGTGCATGCTCGGCTTTTTCTTTTGAAAGTTTCCTCCACCACTTTAATAATAAGGCATCATGTTTCGCAGTCAAAGGATTATCGAGGATAGACAATGGATCGACAGAAGAACTTGGCGCCCTCTTCTTTTTCTTTCCACCTCCGCCATATCCTCTTTTAAATTCCCAAATTGCGAGTGTAGTATATGGTTTACTATATATTGCAGTTGACATCATGTCGCCGGCTGCATCCATAGTTTCCCTCATTTGTTTCATGCGAGTCGTAGCGCGAGCACCAGATCCGGGAGTCCGCCAGAAGACATCGTCTCGCATTTGACTTGTAACCCACAGCGATAACTCTTTGCACATTTCCCTTTCGAACCCGCTTCCTTTAGCCATTAGTTTACCCTTATTAACTTTATGTTCATGATAGTCGGCTTGCCAAAAATTTCAGATGGAATGCTTAAGTTTTCTTCATCTTCGAAAAAATTAAATCTTAGATGTTTATGCTCTTCACAGACATGAATACCTATACGCATGTTTAGATTATTGTTTGAACACCAAACAGTTTCCACCCATAGTTCATTGCAATTTTCTACAGCACAATCCATAGCCATTTTATTTATCCTCCTCGGCCAACCATATCGGCTAATGATGTTTCACATATTTCCATCGCAGTTTTGCTTACTTCAGCTTTACTTTTGGAAGTAACGTAAACAGCTTTCGTAAACATTTCCTCACTGCAAGAGGTGCAGTACTTATGGCTTATCCCCCAGCCGGGAGCCAAGGTTCTACAAGTTGTTAAACACCAAGGGCATTTGACGCTGATGATAAGGCGTTCTTGGATTCTCTTGGGAAGCATTTTGTATATTATATTATACATTATTATTTTTAGTTTAGCCATTTTACTTTTCCTTTTTCCTCACTTTTTTCATTGCTTCAAATAAAGTAGTCTTGCCATACATCCGTGCATATAGCATCATGAACTTTTTGTCTTTTTTCTTCAGCAGACTTTCAACTAACTTTATTTGAGTTTCCATTATCTTCGTCGTCATTTTCAATCTTATGTTCCTTTTCAATATCGTCAACTAAATTTGCAATCAATCCCATGATATGTTTGCACTCTCCTGTTTGGCGCGGATAGTTTAGCTCTCTTGGATAAGCGATATCGTAAAGTATTAACGACAGTGCCCGCAAGACAAGAAGTGCAAATCTGATTCTAAACTTTTTCATTAGTATATCCTTATTGCTTTAAGAATTATTTTTACTGGACCGGTTACATCCGGCGCCGATATTTGATCTTCAAGTTCCTTAAAAAAAGTAAACTCGTAATTCTTATGCTCTTCGCAAAGTGCAAAGCTTACATGGATTGTATTCTTTTTATTTGTCTCAACCCTAAGAAGTGTTGACAAATTTGGGCAATGTTCTATAACGCAAGTGCCACACATGACTACATCCTTTTTAACTTGTTTTTAGGAACCTTCCCTTCTATTTTACGCCAGTTGTTATCACTATCTTTGAAATATAAGGTTACGAATATTTGATGTTTCGTTTCCCTCCTTATCTTGACTCTTGTCGCTCCGTCCTTGTTCAACATGAAAAAGGGTTTTTCTGACATATCCTCTTGGATTTTTTTTGACATCTTTTTGCCTCCGGGTTCTTCCATTATGTCTATAGATTCTGAAGTATCTGCAACATTTCGAATTGCAATAACCAAGTGTGAATCCGGACTCCGCCAGCATTGATTCCGTCGACCAGTCAAGAGTATAGTCATCGCCGCAATTTGGACAGTGTTCTGGGAATATCATGGTGGTGTCCTCTGTCCTCCGAGAATTGAGTTTTGGGTATTCATCGTTTCAATAATAAGTTGCAGGCAGCCGAGTAGCATTGGAAGCGTCTTGTGGCCAAGTAGTAAAAGGCCAACGAAGATTTCACCGCCGCAATGAATACATTTATCGCCCATGATCTTCGTGATGTCCTCTTTAAACGGATCAAGATCGATAAGCATTTCCTGTTTGCAATGCATACAAACAATGCGAGGCCTGAGTTCTTCCTTTTGAATTTTAATTAATTCACCAGTCATTGTTTATTCTCCTTTATCTTCTTTTGCTTCTTCTTTTAGTCGGCGTTCCTTCCTATCGAACATATCATGAGGAAGCGAATACCAACCGTCGCGTTTGTTGACTGCCAGTTCAAATGCTTCTAAACATCCCATCAAAAATTCTGCCAGAAGATAATCCGGGGTATCCGAATCACCTTCTCTGAGATGACTGTGGATTAAGGCTTTCAGTCCTTCTTTTAATCCTTTCTTTTTATGATCGGTGATTCGGTCTTTCAGTCCTTTCATTTTTTTCTTTCCCTTGTCAATGTCTTCGCTTGGGCCTTGCCCTGCTACAAATACCATGATAATCTCCTTTCAAAGTTTGGTAGGGGCGAAAGGGATTGAACCTTAAGTCACTCCCTTATAAAGAGAGCGCTCTACCATTGAGCTACACCCCCACGGTTATTTGTCGTTATAGAAATCGTAAGTTCCGTCCGCGACTTCTTTTATTAAAGGGTTGTCCGGGCACAGTTTAAATTCATCAGAAGTATAAGTACGAGCGAAAGTATTCGCTTTCATGCCGCACCATTCGCAAGTTTGCATTTGCTGATTATCCGGAATTCCCCAACAATGACTTTCAATAACCCAACCGCCGAGTTGAGCTATAAGTACTTTATCCCTATCCTTTTTTTTCTTCAACGTTTCTTTATTAATCAGCATTTCGCCTCCTTTTGATTTTTCGTCCTTTGACTAACTTCACAATTGACTGTTTTCCATTATGTCTAACTCGCCAGACTTTATCGCAGAATTCAATTAGTTTATCCAAATGACTAATGATAATGACTTGGAACTTGAGCTCTCGACTCAACGTTTGGAGCATCGTCCCTGCCATTTCGATAAGATCGCCTGTACGAAGGAACGGCTCATCGAGGATAAATAGGTTCCGAGTACGCGGAGAAGATATAGTCCAAAGAACCACGCGAAAAGCAAAACTAATGACATCAATAATACTACGCCCCATTTCATCCTTCGGAACAAACTCACTATCGCCTTCCTTTATAACAGGTACGAATTTAGTTTTATTTTTCTCAGGACTTTGCAATTCAAAAGTAAAATTCCGCTCCGTGAAAACAGAACGGATAGCCATGGACAGAAGCGACTCGACCCTTGTTTTGACTTTGATCTGGACTATCTTTGCAACAGTGGTTATAACATCCAATGCCTCTGAATAATCCAATAACTCAATAGTCAATTTTTTTGTCTTCTTCTTCTTTTTCCTTTTGTCTAAAAGGAGAGTCGCTTTTTTAGCGATCAGAAGATTATAGTCTTGCCTAAGAGAGTGCATTTTTAATATCCCTAATAAGTTCCTTTGCTTCAAATTCCATTTTCTTTTTCTTCTTCTTTTTCTTGGAAACTTTCCCATCTATATCTTCAAGAAACTCTTCCACTTCTTCCGGATCAATACCATAGTTATCTTTTAGATCCTTAAGGAATTTGTCAAGTTCTCTTTTGTAGATTTTAAGATTCGTAATTAAGGAATCAATATCTTTTTTTAAGTCCTCAAGATTCGTCTTCAATGATCACCTCCGATAAAATATTCTTCACCCTTTTATTTGACTTCCTTCGATTTAACTCTTTTTCAATTTCATCGTATAAGTCAATGTGCGTAGAATCATCATCCTTAAGGGCAATAGTGAAGTCTTCCAAACCTGTATCAATAATTAAGTTATCTTGTAAATGCAATCTATCAATTACTTTCTCCGCTGGCTTGTGTCTTAGAATTTTTCTTTTTATTTCGTTTGTTTTTAAATTGTATAAATAACAACAAGGTCTATGAGTCAAGTTATATTCATCGGCTTTTAACCGCATCATTGGACCGGTATTGATTATATGAGATTCGCCTCTTTTATAATAGAAATGTTTATGAACATCGCCGGCCAGAACGAGATTCCATCCCTTATACTTTCGCAGGAAATACTTCGCCCCAATATACTTGTGATCTGGAAATAAAGCCTTATCGCTTATACTCTTGTGGATAACAAGAATGTTTTGTTTTCCTTCTGGTTTCGGTATTTCTTCGCCATGGGCGCAACCATATATATAGAGAGGACCATCGCCATCCTCATGAATGGACGGCTGTTCATTACCAAGTATTTCAACAAGCCCAGCTTTATATAAGACTCCAAAAGAAGTTGGAGTTTTAGTTACATCCGTTCGCATATACTTATCATGTTGTCCGGGCACAGTATAAATTTTTACATCAGGAAATTTTTTAAGTAAAGTCATTAAATTAAATAATAAATGCCAGTCCCGTGCGGATTCCAAGAAGTCCCCAGCTTGAAGTATATCCGCATTGTGTTTGTCTGCGTACTTTAATACTTCCTTAAACTTTCTAAGGAACGTCCGTAGAACGTTATCCCTCCTACCGATAGGGCTACGACTGGTTCCGTGGACGTCGCTTAATAGTACGAAGTTCATTAGTTATCCTTTTTACATCTTTCATTGTTATCGGGTGGAAACACGTTGGACATTTCTTTTTCTTTTTCAACGCTGACCCGTATTTTTTGATAGTCCTTGCTAACTCTTTCTTCGCAAGAGCTATTTGATTTCTATGAAGGTGAATACTCATTAGTAATTCTTTTTGATCTTTTAACGACTGTATTTCGCTGTTACACTTTTCGATCCATTTGATATACTTCAATGCTTTCTTCGCATCTTTAGCCCACACAAGGGTCTGTTGCGTATCTTCTATCTTTGCTGCCAAGTCTTGGACCTTGAAGTATTGATTTGAAAGACTATCGATCGAGTTATCAAGCTTTTCGATTTTAGATATTTTTTCATCAATATCTTCAAGGGTTTTAAACTTTCCAAGTTCATCATTGATATCTCTAACATCTTCATTTAAAACTTGAATCCATTTTTTTAAACCGAGGACTTTACTTCTTATTTTCTTTTTCCACTTGTCAATATTTTGCATCCTCGTGGCACGGTTAATAGCCTTCGATATTTCTGCTGAAGATGAAGTAATTAAAAAAGGTTGAGAATATTCGTCGTGAATATTTAACGAGCCCATATTAATGGCACTAACTACTTCATCAGGAACGTCGCGATTTAAGGTACTGAAAGGCTTACCGTTTAACTTGTACATCGCACTTTTAGAACTTTGACCTCTTTCAAAATAAATATCCGCATCATCGAAAAGTGCGTGGACAGAAGTTTTATCACCCTCCGCAAAGTCGCTGTGATAGCGGAATCCCAGCGGTCTATAATTCTTCAACAGGAAAATAGCCCGAAGTAAATTTGTCTTCCCACTCTGGCCAGTTCCAATAATGCCATTGAGGCCGGGACTAAATTCGAGTTCCGTATCTTCGTGAGAACGGAAGAATTTAACTTTGAGTTTTTTTAGCATGATCTTTTTGTGCTTTCCTCATCCTTTTAATACTTTGAATTTCGGCTCTGATTTCCTTTGCTATTTTGCGAACCTCTTGCATAAAGGATCTTGTGCGTTTCCCGGCTTGTATGTTTCCCTTGTCGAATTTGATGGTATCAGTTTTAGCTCCCAAAACAACTTCCATCAAATCGGCAAGCATGCCCTCAATTTTCTTTGGTCTTCCCATGCTATCTCCTTATAGATTAAAAGCCTTTATCCATCGTCTTATATATTTTTTACCCAGAAATGATCTGAAATTATTTTCGCGGAATAGGCGGACAAAACGAAACTTGCTAAAGGTATTTCTTCTAAGTAACATGCGTGGAATCTTTTGTCCGGGGAATGGTAATTTGATTAACTTATAATTTCGCTCGATTGTGGTCTGGCCTTTCGCTGAAACTATACGGTCATAAACTTTGCCTTTTGTTAATTGGCCTATATGATATTTTAAAGCGTTTGACTTAGGGTTTTTAGGATCAGAAACACCTTCAACTCCGGGAACCTCGTCAGAACTGCATCCGCCGATTGCTTTCACCTTTGCCCATTCGTTTGGGTTGATACCATATTTATCTCTGAACATTTCTTTGGTGAAGTATTTCTTGTCCTTATAATTCCATATCTTGCAATAATTCAGAAGCTGAAACATATCATTATCATTGCTGATAAGAATTACTTCATTTCCTTCCCGATGTAAACGCTTTGTCCAATAGGCAATTAAATCATCTGCTTCCCACAATTTAAAAACCCATGTGTTATGAAATCCAAGGTAAGGAAGAGTATTATAATTTAGATTTATCCGCTGGATCAGCATGGCATCGCGGTCAATTTTTTCTTCAAAAGTCAATTCATTATAAAAGGCTCCGCGTTTTTTCTTATAGTCGGGAAACATATTGTGCCTGTGAGTCAAACCGGCATCCCAACAGAAAAACATTCTTGTAGTATTAAACTTTTCTGCGTAGCCCAAGACATAACGGAGAAAGCCATAGGTTACCCCTGTAGGATAACCGTTATAGGAAAGCGCACCGACAGTATGAAAGGCAGCGTATGACAGAGCCGGACCGTCGATGACTAATACTTTAGAATCTTGCTTTCCTCTTAGTGACTTCATCCTCAAAGAGTTTTTCAATTTTGTTCCACTTCTTTTCCGTCTTTTCAGCAAGCGCTTCTTCACGATCATTCTCCTCTACATATTTAACGAAGTTTGCTCGTTTCTTGAATTTCTTCTTGTCGAATCTTATGACATTTTTACCCCAGAGAAAATCTGCCATGGAATTAATATCGTCAAGGCCATAGTCATATAATATAGTAAAACGACTGTCTCTAAAGGGTTTGGAGACCTTAGAGCGTTCAACTTTTACTTCACTAATGATTCCAAAGACTCGCTTGGATTTCTTTTTGGTTTTTCTCAGCTTTTCCACTTCTCTGATCCATGCGACCTGGTGTGTATAAAAGTCAAGTGCCTTTCCACCGGCTCGATATGTTTTCTTTCCAAACGTGGCGCCGATCTTTACCCTGACTTGTGAGATAATCATCAAGGTGGCATCGTATTTATTACTTTCAAGTTGACTGGCAACAGCAGCGAAAAAGGAACTTGAGTATTTTTGCTTTTCCAAATTATAGGAACCTTTTTCTTCTGTATCATTTTCTACTGCTTGTTCAAAACGCTCAATATCTTTAAATGACTTAATGGCATCCCAGCTATCGAGGATATACAGAAGGAACTCTCCTCTTTTTAAAGCCTTGACTCTCCTATAATAATCCCTCCCAAATGCTTCAACGTTTTTTGTGGTTATCCATTCTACTTCATCAACGAACGGACATTCCCACTTTCCAGTTTTTGGATTCTTTCTCCCATACATTTTTTCCAATGGGAAATCCATAACGCCTTCACAGTTATTATAAACGATGATAAGCTTTTTGACTTTAGGAAATATTTTACTTTTAATTTTTTTGATATACTTCCAAGCCCAAAAACAACATTCCAAAGCAAGAAGTGTTTTCCCACTACTACCATCACCGACGATATTACAAATACGCGATCTGGCCCAACCGCCTTTAGGACCTTTGCCGGATAAAGCTAAATTCAAACGAGTAGAACCTGAATGGATAAACTCAACACGATCATTTGGATCCATGGATCTACCTTTTCGCCTTAGGATTTTTCTCACGCTCGCAACGTCGGCTTGTTTGTTATGCCGAACTTTTCGCCGTTTGATTTTCCGCATCACATCTCCTTGTGGAGGGTGGCAGGGCGAATGGCCAGTATAAAGGGATCGGATGGATATGGGTGAGGGTTAGACCCATAAACCCTTTACTTTCCGCCCTGCCACGATCGGTTATAAATGGAGGCAGGAGAGGCTGAGTCCCATCGACGCCAGAGCCTTTTCAGGCTGCGCTCAGCACCGTCGCTGTCCCTTTCGGGCTCTCTTGCCAAGACCGTTATAGATCGAGTTCGTCAATGACCTCTTCGTGCAAATCATCAAGATCATCTTTATCGAAATCGTCCAAGTCAATATCGAGGTCTTCGTCTTTAATGACTCTTTTCAATTTCTTGTAATTCATCTTTTTGATTTGCTTCTTGGTGAACTTAGGTTCATCGTCATCATCATCATCGTCATCATCGTCATCGTCATCGTCATCGTCATCATCGTCATCGTCGTCATCGTCGTCATCATCATTGTCGGCATCGTCATCATCGTCATCATCGTCATCGTCATCATCGTCATCGTCGTCGGCATCTTCCAGTGCCTCCGCGATTTTTTGTTTGACGTCGTCGACATCGTCCTTTTTCTTGATTTTGACTTCAAGATCATTTTCGTCGATGAACTCTTTTAGCTCATCCATATCTTCGCAGTCATCGAGCTGTTCAATCAGATCATCGTCGTCATCATCGTCATCATCATCACGATCACGAGCTTTTTTCGACTTCTTGTCGTATCCGTAGTATGCCTTGTAGATTTCATCGTAACTGGGATGGATGACGATTCCATCAAGAATTTGAGCTTCATCCAGAATGTCTTGATCGATTTCATAATCCCGATCATCGAAAGCATGACCTTCGAAACTGGGATAGTCATTTTTCGATTTGGCCGGCTCAATTTTAAAGGTGACGGATTTCCCGTTTTTAATATCCACGAAGTTGACGTCCTTCTTCTTCTTTCCCTTCCTTGAAGGACGCTGGCTTAGTGCCACCAACTTCTTTTCCATATAATGCCAGCTAACATCCCAGACCTGTACACCTTTATCCTTTTCGCCACGATCATAGCAAAGGACATTATAAAGGTTGCGACGTTTCGGCCAGAGTTTGTTGGCCTTTTTATCTCTGCCCTTTTCAAACAGTGCCTGTTGATGTTCGCAGACAGGACACTTTTTGTCATAAGTTTTTTCCGGGCAAAGCATAACCTGATTCTGGGCGCCGAGGTTTGTATGGCAATAGAACTCGAAAGTGTATTGCTCTTCGCCCCGAGCGTCGGGATCCGGGTCTTTCTTGCCTGCGAAGTAAGGAACAATATCTACGATGTGATCACCATCTTTAGGTCTCCAAATCTGGAGATCAAGACTTTCGTCGATAATGGTTTTAAATCTTCCTTTACTTCTCTCTTGACTCTTTTTAATCCGTTTTTGGAGAGCGCCACTCTTCATCTTTCTGCGTTTGCGGCTACTCTTCAAACTCTTTTTCTTTTTCTTTTTGGACTTTTTCGACCTCGCCATAGCAAGCCTCCTTGTCCCTGCAAAACATACAGGGAATTTTATAGTTAATCAAACCTTCCACGACACTTTTCATTACAGCCAATGTTCCAATTCTACAAGCTATGTAGATAAACACCACATAAATAAAAATATCGACTATCCTATTAAATAATTCCGAGAATGTTATAGTCATTTTTGTCTCCTACTAATCTTCCTTCTTTTTAATCCCGTGCTACGACGGATTGCGTCTTTGACTCTCCTTTCTGCTTCTTCTTTGTGAGCCATTGGAACCTTTGGATCAGCAAAGTGGAGTTGCACGTTTAAAGATGTAAGTGATTCTAACATATTCTTCCGTTGCTGGAAAGACTTCTTAGCTTCGTCAAGAGTTTTCTCATCTCTCAATGCATCCATATAACGGCGAAAGTATTTTTTGACTCGTTTTTGTTTAGATGCAATTGCCTTGGCGATAAAATCAGAAACCTTTTCTCCAGCATCATATACTTCGGGATCACGTTTAATTTTATTAACCATTAAGCCGAGGACTATTTCGTATTTATTCTTTGCTTCTTTAGAATCGACTTCCGCGAATACCGCCTTTATAGCCCAGTCATAGTAGAGCTGCGGTTGTTGAACGAGTTCTTCATCCAGATTATACCGGTCAATTTTTAGGTCTTTTATATAAGTCATGAATAGGTACCATTTCTAAGTATATAACATTTGAAGCAGAGGGAATTATTTTAATGCAATTCATAATATTCCCGGCTGCCATGATTCGTAAAGTGTTACCTTCCATTTGGAGGTGTAGCAATTCGGTTTTACTGATTATTAAGTCAAAGCGATTCTTCCACCTGTTTTCAATATACGGATATTTTTTTCTTCGTTTGATTTTTCTCCTTTTAATTTTTCTCATCATTGATCCTCCATTATTATATGTCGCAATAAAAGACTTTGCGTTTTTAACTCATGTAGCATTTCAAATAGCAGTAAGTCAGTAACAGTACTTGACTTCAACCAAGCCCCATCTTTAAATCGGACAAAAATTTGATCATGGTGTCTCGATATGTGCATGTCAATTTCTTCTTGTTGTTGATTTTTGCTTCCGTGTTCTCCGCCTCCGTTGCCTCCTCGATTCGCCATTTACTTCTCCTCCTTTTGACTATACCAATTTCGTAACATAGGAAGATTTTCGATATCGTCAGAGTTTCCTGGCATAGCCTTCAAAGGTTCCATTCCACATAGCCAAACCGGGACATTTTTGTATTTCTTTTTTGCAAGCCTTTTTGAAATACAATTAATACAAAGTAGTCCGCCTCCATTACCTGTTGGTGAAATATCATTCCATACTTTATCTGGAATAATTGCTTCAATCCAACCTTCACCTCCATATTTTAACCCGCAATCATAACATTTAGCCATTTCATCCTCCTAAAATAATTCATCCCCATCACCCGCAGCCCAAAAATCAATATAGCCACATATAGGACATTCGATAGTTGTCCAAATCCCGTTCTCGTTGACTTTCATGTCAACCATACCTGTTTCACCAGAAGGACATTCCGGAAACTCCCGGTTTGCTTTTGCCTCATATCTGCTTGGGTCTGCCCATTGGTGTTTTGGTTTAAGCTTCCACCTATTGGGGCAGGGCATTCTTCGAGTATAGTTTGACTTGTGATAAACATTATTTCTTGATTCCATTAGTAATTGATCTGCATAATCTTTGCTCATTTTTTAATCTCCTATAACTATATTATAACACGTTTTATGCTTTCATATCCGGTCCCATTATCCGCAACAGCTTCACAAAATTTTTCATCCCTGCTAAGAAATGCATCTCATTATCTCGGTTGTGAAGTACTGCTGAGGGATGTATACACCACGCGATCCACGCACCATACTCTTCTGACCAAGTTGTCTTCCCGGACATACTAATGATTCCACTTGATCGTTTTAAGAAGTACTGCAGATTAGTATTTCCATAAGCAAGAATTAATCTTGGCTTAATTTCTTTTAACTCGTGGTGAAGGAACTTATCTCCACAAATTTGAATTTGCTTCTTATTAGGTTTCCCGCTATTTGACGGATAGCATTTCCCCATATTTGTAACATGAAACATCTTCCGTTTATAGCCTTTCCGTTTTAAGTACTTCCAAACCTTTTTTCCAGACGCCCCAACGAAACCTTCTCCATCCCGATCTTCTTCAAATCCGGGCGCTTCACCATCTATAGGTACGTTCCAAATCCCCGGACTGGGCCCGACGGGTGCATCGCATTCATCTCGTAATTCGCAACCATCACATCTTTTTAAATCCAGATCAGATCTGAATCTTTTCTTCCTAATAAGCTTCCTCTTCTTTGCGAGTTTTCTTAACTCATTATGATCGCCTTGCAGGATGGCGTCTAAGCGGTCCAATCTTATCTTCCCATGAAATAGCTTATAAAGTTTTGGATAATTTTCTTTCGGATTAGTCACAACCCGAAATTCAAATTTACTTTTGACTTCGTCTGTAATTTGCACTGGATCATTATAGTTATATGCACCGATGGAATCAAGTAATTTTCCAAGGCTTCCTTTATGCTTTATGACTTCATCAGATTCTTGTTTATTAAAAAACTTTTTTATTCCTACGTTTTTATCATTTGTTTGTGAAGCCTTAATAGCTTTGACAGGACCGATAGTTTTTACTTCAACAAATGGAATATATAATTTTTTCTCCCTCGCAATCCAAGTTGTCGGATCGCTAATACCTACCTTGGGCAGAACGAGAGTTAAGCCAAGTCTATAAGCTTCCTCGATCATTTCCGCTTTTTTCTCTTTGGAGCCGTAAGTCAAACTTGCGCATATAAATTCGGTTGGAAAGTATTTCTTCAACCATGCGCACCAATAAGCAATGATTGCATACTCAACACTGTGCGCTCTATTGAAACCATAGTGTGCCCACTTTTGTAAACCTTCCCAAAATGTTTCTGCTTCATCTTTATCGAATATCTTTTTCTTTATGCAACCTTTAATGAACTGGCGCTCGTATTTTTTAAATTCTCTTTTGTCTCTCTTTTTACCAATTACTTTCCTTATGTTATCCGCAGTACTATAAGGCAAGCCGGCGATCTTATGAATTACTTCCATGACTTGTTCTTGATAAACTAACATTCCATAAGTATCGCCTGTAATTTTTTTATAGGTCTTATGTGCAGACCATCGCTTGCCATGTTTCCGTTTTACATATTCAGAAGTCATACCACTTTGAAAAGGCCCAGGTCTGACGAGGGCCACAGCATCTGAGATATGCTTAAATTTTTCGATTCCCATTTCTTTAATAAGGTTGGAGGTAGCATAAGTATTTAACTGGAAAAGACCGACAGTATTCCCATCGTTAATTTCGCTAAGCACCTTCTCGTCTTCGATGTTTATTTTCGTTAAGTCAATATTTTTGTTATAGTTGATTTTAATAATCCGCATCGCTTCTGCAAGAATGGAAAGTAATTTTAGAGCCAAGGCGTCCAACTTCATTAAGCCGACATATTCTGTATCTTCCTTTTCCCAGTTGATAAGTAAAGTTCCGTCTTTATCCATTAATACGCAACGGCCGGATTTACCTATATCTTCATTGGACACGACAAGCGCAGCGGCATGTTGTCCATAGCCACGTATCTGCCCTTCGATTTTCTTGGCATACTTAATAACGATAGGATAACGATCTGCAAAATCCTGTGCCTCTTCATAATTGTCAATGGCTTCCTGTATTTTATCTGGATCTTCGCCGCCATCGTCAATTAATTTATTAAAACTATTTACTTCACCATGTGGAACCTTAAATATTCTGGAAACATCTTTTATAACCGACCTTGCTTTCATCCGATTATAACTACTTACTCCCGCGACTTTTCCACTTCCGTATTTTTCTTCAAGATATTCTCTAACAAGGTGTCGCTTGTTATGTTCAAAGTCAACGTCAATATCTGGATAGTCAACACGATCTTCACTGATAAAACGGCTGAAAGGAAGGTTGTGTTTTATGGGATCGACCGCAGTGATTCCAATGAGATAACAAATTAAACTGCCGCCAACAGAGCCACGACCTGGGCCAACAAGAATATCATTTTCTTTACACCAATGTACTAAATCCCATACGATCAGAAAATACCTGACAAATTTCTTTTTGACTATAAGCCGATATTCCTCTTCAAATCGACTATGATATTTGTGGCTGTTCTTGATCTTTTTTTCAAATTTATTTCGGTATCCTTTGTAGACAAGTTTTCTAAGGAAAACATTTTCTTCACCCGGATTGACTTCCTTAAGGCGAGGCAAATTGACTTCCTGTTTTGGGATTCTAAAATCAGAACACTTCTCACCAATCTCCAATGTATTATAAAGGTATTCCTTTTTATAGAATCCCAAATTCCGCAATGCCCTTTTCATTTCTAAGGCAGTGCGAAGATGAAGATTTCTAATTGCAAACTTCCATCTTTTAGGATCATCCCATGTGGCTTTAGTTTGGAGGGCAAGTAAAACTTCTTGCGCTTTATAGTCTCCGCGACTTATGTAATGACAGTCGTTTGTGGCAATTATTTTTGAGCCGGAATCCCTTGCTAAATAAATGACATCATTATTGACTTCAACTTGCCTCTTCATTTTATGTGGCATGACTTCGCAATATATGTCGTCAGGAATGCTGCTATGCAGGGCTCGCCATAAATCAATACCACCATCCATTTCCACAAACGTACTTGTGCAAGCTGTGCCAATACAGAGTCCTTTGAAGTGGTTGAGCAACCAGTCATATTGGATTCTCGGCCTATAATAAAAACCGTCAAGATTGGCCATAGTCATTAACTTACAAAGGTTTTTAAACCCTCGTTTATTCTTAATCCAAAGGGTCACATGTCCATTTTTTCTTTTCTTTGCTTCAACGTCTTCAACCATATATGCTTCACAGCCGAGAATCGGTTTTATTCCATGGGCATCACATGCATTTTGGAATTTAATCAATCCATCCATTTTTGCATGGTCAGTAATTGCCAAATACTTATAACCGAGCAAAGCAGCTTTACGAGCATAGTTATCTACCGTGCCGAATCCATCTAAGTGGCTATACTCGGTGTGGACATGCAAGTGAGCGAAGTCAGCGTTTATCATGCTGCTGCCTCCTCCATCTTTTTAAGCTTTTTGAGATGGAAGTTAATGTACTTCATTTGAGCCGATGGCGCTGCCTTTTTGATTTTAGCAGCAAGTTTCATCTTGGAAGCAAGATAGTTATAACGTCTTGTCAATCTTATAATTGACTTCCCCAATCCATCTTCCTCTTCCAAATCAATTAAGCTCCTGATGTTTCCCTTCATGTGCTTTTTCATTTTTTCTCCTTTGCTAATGTAGACATTTGCCAAATTGATCTTCCGCCCCAATCAGAATGTGATTCATACGTTCCGCATTCTGGGCACCAGTTATGGTAGGTGCTAATATCTCCCGGTATGCCAGTACTTGATGAAGCTATTGGCAGCATTTTTTTACATTTGCATTTTGGATTTGGACATTCCATCTTTTACTCCTCCTTTAAATCAAACCAAGTTAAAAGGCCAGAATTACTTTGCGGTTCAAAGAATTCCCGGTGAACAGGCATAGCCAGAGGCTCTCCAGCCGTCGCTCGCTGGGCAATACTATAGGTTGCCCGTGATGGTTCTGGAAGTGACTTCTTTCCCATCTTATCAGGAAGAAAGCCAACCCTATAACTAATGGCATCACACCACTTACAGGGAGTAAAGTCTCTACTATTATTATACAGTATTTTACGGCATGCGTTGAAGTAGCGGTTGTTCCAGATTTTTTGAAGTGGTTCTTCCAAAGCATTGCCACACTTGTACCACCCAACAAAGTCATTGCAGCATATAGCTATATTGCCATCCCATCTAATACTTAACTCTCTAAATGGTTTGGCACATCTTTTCATCATTGGAGCTCTTCTTGGAAGAGAAGCACAACCGCAATGGTTGTTCAGTTTTGCATGTGTGCCTTTCTTCGCTTTGGAAATATCTTCAACAAATATAATATGGTGATCGTTTATCTCATATCGGTTGTGCGGTGAATACTTCTTCTCCCTTGGATAATGGTGATAGGCCAAGTCTTCCCGCGAAAGCTGGTCAAGAATTTTCTTGCTAAAGGGATTGTGTTGATAGTCATCTATAGCGATGACATTAATACCAAGGCCAAACAGAAGAAATTCCATTTTTTTCTTTGCGTTCCTCACAAGTTTAAAACCGTTTGTGGTTATCATCAACTGATTTTTAACATTTGCGAAAGCTGCAAATATTTCACGATGTAAAGGATTCGCTGTTGGCTCGCCGTGCATAGCAAATTCAATTTTACTATTCCATCCGGTCTGTTCAATGTTCGCTGCGATTGTCTTCGCATTGTCAAGAGAGAGGAACTTGTAACACCCTGCCTTCTCTCTTATACCTTTGATCCCACAAAAGTCACACATTAGATTGCAGCCCTCAGTCAATTCGATTTGGATAGTAAATGGAGATTGCTGTTTCATAGTATTCCTTTAAACCTTTCCTTTCTGGTTCGCATAGAAAACGCATCAAGATATGCTTTCTTCCATGCGACTTTTAAGTCATATTTTCTCCAACCCTCATTTGACTTTTTATCCGAAGCTTTTCTTTCAATAAGCCTTGTATGCTTCGGAAATAACTTGTGAACCGTTTTAATACTTTCCAATTGATTCTTATCGGTTCTATAAGTGGCACAGCCACCTTTAGTCCCGGGAGTTTGGTGCACTGCATATTTATAAGTGATTCTATTCTTGTATCCGGCGGAAAGTAAACCGAGAGTTATTTGCATATCCGTTAAAAAGACAGAATGATCACAGCGAAGCCCCAGATGATAGAATAGCCAACGATTAAAACCGAAAACACTATAAACGTTTTGGACTTCCTTATAGTCAAGATCAGGTTGAGTAAAGTTAAGTCCACGAAAACTCATTCCAACCTGTCCAAGATTATCGTGCTTGAGCCAATCTGTTAATAAGAGGAACATATCTTTCACATCTGATCTTTTAGCTGGCCTGAGTTTTTTATCCAAATCTCGCCGGGAGAAAGTACAATCATCATCCAGCATAAAGATATATTCTTCCGGAGAAGATTCGATGATATACTGACGCTTATAGGCTATGCCTTTCTTGCCTACATGGACAATAACGTTTCGCCCTGCTTCCCGGAATTCTTGCTCCTCTTCTGGGTAGACAACGAAGCGAACCATGTTTCTGATTATAAGTGGAAGGGATTCATAAGTCTTCTGTTTGTGAATCCCACGATTATAAGTAAACAAATAAAAGCCAACATCTTTATAGGAATCCATTAGAAATACTCCGTGATTTTTTTCTTCCGCCCAGTTTTGAAAATCTTCTTCCACTGGATCTGAAGATCGGTTCTTGTTTTACTATCAAACCCTTTCCACTGAACTTTACTTTCCTTTTGAACAGGTTTGGCATAGCCCGGAAATTCTTTAGCTATAAGATGTGCGCTGATATGCTGCATTTCGCTTGTCCTATAGAGTGAGCATCCGCCCTCGTCCCCGGATTGCTTTTGACTCCAACAATACTGGTAAGTCACGCGGTTGGCATAGCCAAGTTGAAGTAAAGATAAGGTCACTTGAAAATCTTCCATAACAAGGCGTCGTTTATGCTTGCGCTCAAGATAGTCAAAGGCAATACCGTATTTCCTTTTTAACTCTTTCATTTTCCTGACATCATAACCGTAAGCATTATTCATCCGGGTGACATCAATAAAATCTTCATCGATCCGATTATTGCCAAATCTTTGACTGATGCCGACATGCACAAATCCGTCTTCGAGCCAGTTTAGAAGAAGATCAAACATCCGCTTCAAATCTTTACTACCGCAGCGGACAAGCTTTCCGTTTGCACGGACATCGAACTGCATATCGTCGTCGAGCATAAGAGCATAAGGATAAATGGAGTTTTCCAGAATCCATTGTCTCGTTTTACTTATGCCTTTTAGTGGACACTTTAAAACATTCTGTTTTCCATAGCGACGTCGGTAAGCGACTGCATCCCTTTGATCGACAACAATGAAAGTGTTTTTCTTCCATGACTTAGGAATACTTTCAAACGTGGGCTGATTGTCTTTCCTCCTAAAGCTTGGAATAAAAATCCCTAATCCCATTCGATTGCCTCCTCTCATTTTTTATTTTGACTTCGATCCTGTCAATTGTTTTCCAATCAAGAAACGATGGTTTATGGAGAGTAAATTTTCCCATACGATCTGGCAACAGACCTATTCTATATAAGCGATTGTCGCAACCATAACAAATAGTGAAGTTCCTTCCTTCATGATGAAGTATTCTTCGGGCAGCTTTGAATTTTCTATGCTGCCAAATATTTTCAAGCGGCATATCATGTATATTGACTATGGCATGTTCGTGTACCCAGTCATAACAACACAGTAAAACCATACCATCATTTGCTATATTCAATTCTCTAAATGGTCGATGGCAGGTCTTCTTTGCATATTTATAATTAGGTGGCCCTGCGTTGCATGCAGTATTGCTTAAACATCGCTCCTTGATCTGAGCTTTACTTATATCAGGATACACAACTACATAATGATCCTTTGTGGATGGCTTCGTATACGTAGGCATTTCAGGGTACACGAATACTTTATACTTCCCTTTATACTTCTTCAAAATTTTAGGAACGAAGCCGGAATGCTCGTAGTTATCTAAAGCAATAACATTTACATACTTCAAAATACGATCTATCCTCTTCGTTGGATCCTTTAATAACGGGCCACCATTTGAAGTAGTAAAGATATATGACTTAGGAAAAGCTTGTCTCAATTTCCTAAAATACTTCACATGATTTTTATTTAATAAAGGTTCACCATGCCCCGTACATTCAATCTTATTAGTCCAGCCGGTGATAGTCAACTGTTCTATTATAACATTAAATGTTGCCTCCGTCATAAACTTCAAATTCCCCGGTTGTTTGCGAATACTGTGGATAGGACAGAAGTCGCAATATAAATTACATCCCTCCGTGAACTCAAGTTTGACATGGGTTGGCGGCAATTGTATTTTAAGAATGGGCTTCATGAATTTTTGCTTTCCATTTTCTGATTAATCCTATGATTGTGCAAACAGGACACCAAGTCAAAAGCTGATGGTTTTTCTTCCATAGTTTTAATACTGGTTCCTTTACAATGTAATCGACCCATCCATTGTTTCGGCCAGTATGTATCAACGGATGAAAAACAGCATGAGCAAAATTTAATACTTTCATAATTTTAACCCCTCCTTTTTTAATACATTATTTAGTCTCACATAGACTTTACTTTCTTTCACACCTTTATAAACCAGTTTGTCTTTTTCATCAAAAGTAATAACAGGCCTACCGCGAAAGTTTTTATATCTCATAAGTAAAACTGCTGCACAATGATTTTGACTTCTCCTCCAACCGAAAGAACCTTCGGCCACTACGTCGCCCACCCTCTCCGGCACTTTAAAATTCTTAAATGACTTAGGTATAAAGTCTTCATCAGCGAAGACATTGCATTTGTCTCGCTCAATACCAAACTTTACTCCCCTTGCAAGCGACATAATTTCTTTCAAATCTTTCAACTTGAATTCATGTGTTTTGATATAGAAATTCTGAGTGTTAATTGGATCATAGTCATCGTGCACATAACCCGCTTTCTTGCATTCGTCAAATATAGGTGTCCCGTGGTATAAACGGAAGTACTGCGGGGAAACCCACGAAAATTCCTGTGTCACGTCGATGATAGTTTTTAATACTTTGGAAATGGTATCAACAAACGGATAGCCAAGTATAATAGTGGTCGGCCGGAACTTCTCATACCTACTCCAATTCTCCATTGCTGCTTTCCAGTTTTCCAAAGTAAAGTCTTTCCCCATGTGAGCTAATACTTCTTTATTCGAACTTTCCAACGGATAGCACATGTTCCTAAAACCAGCTAACCACATCAATCTGCTCACCATTTTATCAGCAGTAACATACATGGGAACTCCGTGGATTATTTCAAATCTTAGCTTCTCTGGAATAGTGTTGATAACATCTTTACAAATTCTTCTAAGATATTTAATTCCTTTACTGCCGGGACAGAGATTATCATCTTCGATAAGGAAATGTTTAGCACCCCATTCCAAGCGATACCAATTAATTTCAGCAATGACTCGTGGCACACTTTTTGCTCTCCACTTTTTTCCGGACTGTTTATGAACGACACAGAAGGAACACCGATGCGGACAGCCACGACTAAAAGTCACATACATTTGCTTTGTCTTCCGATAATAACTTTCGTCAAGAAGTAATTTCTTTCTCGGGAAGGGCAGTGAATCCATATCCTGAACAAGGTCAAACAAGACTATACGAGGCGTTGATTTCTTTTTACCGGAAATATACTTGTAAAAAGATAACTCACTTTCACCCATAAACACATGACTTACATCGGCATGCTTCAAAACATGCTCTGGATAAAAAGTGGCGTGGATGCCTCCCATTACAACATCCGCATCCGGCTTTATCTTCTTGATAAGCTTGACTAACTTATAAGCTCCAGTATAATTCGAAGACATCATGGATGAAACCCCGATAGTATTATGGTATCTATCAAGATTGAGTCTTAACCATAATCTCATTTGAAGATCGGTATATCCCCAGCGAAGATAAGTTGGCTGTCCAGTATCCAGCTTTTCCGGCCGAACCGTTTTATGTTTTTCTGGCGGATAGTGAAAATCTTTGACTGCTGCCTCGATCCCTTTACTTTCTAAGTATGCAGCCATGTAAAGCGGACCGAGAGGAAAAGGCGGTCGTGGATTCCAGTACAACTTACCTTCGTACGGCGGATAAAGTAGTAGCACGGGTTTCATCGGTTTCTCCTATTCTTCTATTAGGGTTATCTGTATTTGTGGATCGTTTAATATTTTAAACTGCATGTTTTTAATTGACTGATTGACTTTCTCCTTTGCCCCAGCTTTAGCTTGTTTTAGTACCTGCCATATTTCAGTATCGGCGCTCCAAGTATCAGGCAATTCAAGTTCCACCAATACTTGCGCCACTGCTATTGCTCTTACTTTCTTCGGTTCGTCAGACTTCATTTTTTTCTCCTTTACATTTCCTTTATATTTTTTAGTTTTTCATCTCCCCATTTAATATCAAGAATATATGTTTTTATAATTTTGCCAAAAGGTGCTCCGGTTTCTGTTCCAATTGTAACTTCATAAATAGGATAACCAGTTTGTTTTAAAAAAGTATCCATTGCCTCTTGTAAGTCATTTTTGAAATTGCTTAATGACTCTTCAATTAAATCTTTTGGTGTCTGGTCTTCCATCATTCCTCCTCTCTAAGTTGTTAAGTCAATCCCTTCATCGCTCCAACGATCCTCGTATTCGCTTGGTATATACTTGTATACGAGGTTCTCATCTTCGTCAGTAGTAAATGGAAGAATCTTTCCGTTGAAGTAATTCCTGGGATTCCCAGGACTTCTCAGATTATTCCAGACCGTCCGTGCTATGTTTATATAACCTATTTTATATCTTTCACTGGCGGTCTTATCAGAAACGCTTACATGATCTTGGCCAAGTATAACTGATTTTAAATAGGTATCTTCATCAGGTTTAAATACGTGCTTAAAGCGGAACTTATAAATCCTTCCACTTGTTTGGTATACTCTTCGTGCTTCCTTTAAATGATAAGTCAATTGGTTCTTCGTCCAGTTCTGCATTTCCTTATTTTCAGGATACTTGTCTGGCATGCCGCAGCAGGAACCAGTCATATTTAACTCTTTGAAGTCAGGGTCACTGCAAGCGAAGATAATATCATTTTCCAAACAAAACTTATAAATGGTCTTAACGAATCTTTCCTTAACAAGTCGATTCAAACGGAGATAGCCACCTCGCTCGCTGGGACTAAGCGCCTTAAAGTACTTCATAACATCTTTGACACCGATTAATTCACCAAGCCATTTATATCTTTTCATCAATGCTTCATTTGACCGAGAGTCAATAGCGGTAAACTCCATTGAGATAGCTTGTATTCCAGCTTCCAAAGATTTCTCCAATAACTCGTCTATACCTTTGTCTGTGACGCCTATGATATAAGGTCTAAGGCGAAGTATAGTAAAATAACCCATGTCACCTAATAACTTCATTGCCTTTAACCGCCGGCTGGGGACAGGCACACCGATTTCTACTTGTCTCGCCATATCATCATTGCCAGTAACCATGCTGATTTGAAATGCGAAATTCTTCTGGTCAGCATACTTTTCAAAAAGCTTTGTAAACTTAGGACGGAAAACGGCTGACCCTTTAAAGCTAAATAAAGTAGGATATGACTCTTCGGCCAAAGCTTGAATTATCTTATACCCTACATCGTTTGCCTTTTCAAAGTTGCAAAACGGATCAGCCATTCCACCCCAGTGAAACAGAAACCGCTTCTTGATGAAGTGTTTATAAATACTTCGCTGACGGGAATCTCCGGGGTTTCCATGGATTGTGTCAATAGTCTTTTCCCAATTAACAGAGTGGAGCTTTTCGTTAAAGCTGGTGTTAGTTGTTTTAAACATATATGCAAAACAATAGGTGCAGCCAAGCGAGCAATGACTATAGTGATCGAAAGTCATAGGCATGCTGCAGTCCATATATTCCGAAGATATACGTGGGCTGATGTAATGCCGCATCGCTTTTTCATCTCCCATAACCAAGCCTTTGTTTTGCTTCACAAATGCTTGACTTTCCCTAATGATTTCTGTTCTAATTTTGTCTTTCATAATACAATCACCTTTCTTATGGTTTTAACAGAAAACCGTTTTTCATGCTTATCCCAAATGAGTCTGCCCTTATCGAACAGGCGAAGTACTTCCATAAGGAACTCGATATCGTATGAGTTATTATCAAGGTACTTATTGACTTTGAAGTAATCCGCAAACTTGTCGATCCATTCTTCCTCTGGGAATGTGAGAGTTATACTTCTCTTTTTGAACATGGACCGGCCCACTTTAGACCCTTTATAAACAGGAAGTGGAACAGGTTTTAAAAGTGCCTCTTCGATTTTCCGGACTTCCGCTTCGGATTTATCCTTAATTAAATCCGAAAACCTTTGCACAATAGTTGACTCCCGCGTTTTTCCAGAAACAACTTCAGTAAGGTCTTCCATTATTCTCCTTCCCTAAGTCCAAAATATACTTCTGGACTTTTACCTGATTTTTTTAATAGTTCAATCGTTTGCCTGGCATGTGCTTCCGAGCAACATAAATGACTCGAAAGTTTTTCTATCAGCTTTGCATTATACTTCTTGTTTCCTTTATTGAAAGCATACTTAATATAAGGTGCACTTCTCCTCGGTTTGACTCCATGTTTTAATAGGCTTTCTATTGCCCAGTTTGGAATCTTACCTTGATAGCGGTTTGCATTAACCGATAGAAGATAAGTTTCACGGAGGAAACTTAGAAATCTAATTAACATATAGATATTTTTAATTTCAATATCTCGTCCCTCCAATACTGCTTTTGCTTCATCCCATGGTTTCATTTTGGAACCCGACCGCAATCAAGATGGTTTGATGGTTTGTCGAAAGGCTTTCCGCAGTGATGGCAATCGGTGGACAAAGAACCGTTTGAAACTTGTACTTCTCTTATCATTGCCATTTTCATTTTTCTCAATTGTTCATCTATACTGCGGAGAAACTCCTTTTTTGCAGATTCAAAGTTAAGTGTAAATCCCGGGTGCAGTGGATCAAAGTCTGCAACTGTGACTTGTACTTCTTGTGCTTGATCCACTTCTCCTTTTTGTTCTCCATCGTCTTCTGCCCATAGTTTGCCGATATAGATAGTTGCCCATATATCACTCATAACTCACCTCCAAAGTTTATAGGTTTTCTCCCAAAGATAAAAAGGAGTAGCTGCTATATAGGCCACAGCTATTATTGAAAAATAAAGAAGAACAAATACCAATACTAATATTATGAACATTATCTTCTTCAAAATATTACCTCATAAATGACTTGTCAATAATTTCTTTTGAAACTAACTGAAATTCAAACAAGGCTTGAGCTAATTTTTTTACTTTCTTCATTTGGTTTTGACCCTGTATCCATAGAGTTGGGTCAATCAGTGGCCCCAAAGTATCCGCTTGGTCAATTGCGGAAATAAATTTTTGTAAAGGTAATTCACTGACAATTTGAGACATTGTAATTATTTTAGTTTGTGTATCAATATAATCTTTTTTGTCCATTAGAATATAACCTCCTTTTCCAAGGCGTCCATTATTTCGAGACAACAAGCACTGGCATTGATCTCACGGTCGGCAATGGTCTTGTCACGCCAAAGATATTCCGCAATAACAAGCGCGACCTGGGCCCTTTGTTCATTGTCTTTCAATTGGCCAAGGAAGTCATTACTGAATAAACCCTTATAAACCCAAGTGAAGTCAGTCAAGCCAACAAACGTTTCCCGCAGTTCTCCGATGTGGCCTTTTTTAATTAACTGGTATGTTTTGTCAATGTTAAACGAAGACAGAATATCTTCAAGCTTTAGAGTCCCGCTTATACTCGCTGCTTGCATGTTATTCATTATAGTCCTAACATCGGGGGCAAACCGTTTAACAAGTATGCGAAGAGTATCCTTGTTGAATTCGATATCTTCTTCTTCAAGGATACCTGCCATTAACTTATTTATCCGCTTAAACTTGAGCGAGTCAAATTTGAAAAGCATGCACCGGCTATAAATAGGTTCGATTATTTTATCAAACTCATTTGCCGTGAAGATAAAGCGACAGTTTTTATGGTATCGTTCAATGGTTCCTTTTAGTGCCATCTGGGCTTCTGGAGTCAATCCATCCGCCTCATCCAGAAGCACGATGTTTAACTTATTTTTTTTGGCACGTTGTGATCTGGCAAAGTGTTTGACTTTAGTTTTAATTGTCGCAATCCCACGATCAGAGGAACTCGCATTTAATATAAGCGAGGCAGATGCACATAGCCTGATAAGGATCATTCCCAAAGTAGTCTTTCCACTTCCAGCAGGTCCATGAAATAAAAGGTGTGGAATCTGCTTCTCTTTTATATACGTTTTAAAAGCTTTTTTATAAGATACAGGAAGCGAGAGCTGGCTTAACTTTGTTGCCCGATGCTTTTCATACCATATTAACTCTTTCATTTTTTCCTCCCTAATTCAATTTGATCGATAAAAAGCATCACTACCTTACGCACTCTCAACTCCAGCCATACTCCCATTTCATTTTTGGCTTTTTCGTTGGCTGCTTGAAATGCTGTTTTGCCATCGTATGTTTCGCCGACGACGTATATTTGACTGCTCCATATATTCCACTCGCTAAATGGATCTTTCTGTTCTAATACATATACGTCTTTCATTTTTTCCTCCGTTTAATAACTCGCTTTCCATGAGAGCGAAGCAGTTTATCGGATCGCAGTGCATATTTATAGATTTTAAAAATGGTCGCTACTTCATCCTTAGTTGGACCGAACTCTACCAACTCATCGAAAAAGGTTTTAAGAACTATATCATGTTTTTGCAAGCGGATAGAGATACGGTTTTCCTTATCTTTAATTGGTTCATTTGTTTCATCCCCCATATCATCTAATTCGAATCTCACACGGCAATGATAAAGTTCATGCCAGCACAATCGCTTCCTTTGCTTTTTCGTATACTTGCTCCAAGTGGGATGGTAGATGCAGATTTCGAAGTCATAGTTATAAAGATCACGTTCACGGACCGAGAGTTTCCGGGCTTCGCCGGCTACAACATATCCCTCATCATCGTGTTTAATCTTCGTCCTAAAAGTATAGAGGAATTTGGCGATCTCCAACTCGGGGAAGTAATTTTCCTTTACTTCTTCCATTACTTCGTCGAGTTTACCTGTTTTATCCCTATAGTATTCGGACATGACTTTACTCCTTTTTACTTATACTTATTCTTGTTGATTTCAATTGTTCTGTTACTTTTAATTCCCGGCAGTGGATGCAGAGTTCTTGTCTATCGACCTTAGTACAAGTACACTTTTGATACCATAGCAAACATGGACCCTGACCACATCCCATAATGAACCAACCGAGGGTTTCATTCTTTCCTATGCCTAATGATTCCCGTGGCCCAGTAACTACTTGTTGACATTCTTTTGGCATTGTTGGATAAAGTGTCTGCCAATTATTAGGAGGAATTAAATCATCCTCAAGTTTGCAAACTATTCCCATGGTTTTACCGATCCTCCTCTTCCACCCCAACTACAGGCATCAGTGCCCATGCAGTTGACTTACGAGTTATCATGGTTGGTTTCTTTTTAGCGAAGCGCATGACCGGCGGATCTTCGGCGTCATATTCAATAACATTGAAGATATGGGCTAAATGCTCGCCATTGAGTTTAAAGCCAAAAGCCTTTTTGGATTTACCCTTGACTTTAGCTTTACTTTTTAATCGGAGCTGGTGATCGTTCTCCCCTCCGCATACAACGGTGATGTATTTTTTTCCGTCGAATTCGATCGTGATATCCTTGTCTTTAAGCATACCGATGTAGCTGAGAAAGTCTTTGATAATTTTCTCCGAGATGATAACCTTATACTTCATAAGGCCAGATAACTTTTTCAGGGGATCGACGGGCTTATCAACATCATCATCGTCTATCAGACGGGTGGCTATGAGCTCCGGGTCTGTGAGAAGATAGTTCAACTTCCGTTGTCCATCTATCCGCTTGATGTTCATCTGGCGGGAAGTATTTTTCACATTCATCTTTTTATCATTGTTCATGGACAAGAATTTGATAAGCAATTCCAGATTGCCAAGTCCAAAAGATCCACTAATTGATTTACTTGTGATCTTGGATTTGGTTATAACCATTAAGCTATTGGTAATATCGACGGCCTCAATACTGCCCTGGCCGGCCGAAATATCCAATACGCACTCTTCCATAACCCCTGCAAGGTGACAATCTTTTAACATCCCTAACAGGAGGGAAGTAAAGATAACGGAGTCACTGGATTTCTTTTTTTTCTTGGACATATTGGCACCTCTTTTTAGAGTCAAAAAAAAAGCGACAGCGAGCAATCCCAATGAAGGGAAAGATCGCTGTCACTTTTATGATTAAGGCTTAATCATCCTCGATTTCCTTTTTACCGTTAAAGGGTTTTAATCGTCATCATCTTCTTCGGCAACAAAGGATATTTCGCCAGTGGCTTCCTCGCCGGTAAACGCGATGTTGATGGGGACGGCCTTGCTGACTTTACGAATCAAAGTTCGGAGGGACAGGTTGACCATTTTGTCCCACTTTTTGCCCTTTTTCTTTCCGATCTTTTTGGCAATGTCTTTCACCGTGGCTTCGCCGTCGCCGGCTTCAACGATGTCGTAGATGTCAGCAGAGACAGAACCAGAGCGGATGCCGGAAGGATATTTTTTCTTTTCATCCTTGGCCTTTTTGGCCTTGGCTTTTTTGGCTTTGGCCTTTTTCGCTTTGGCCTTTTTCGCTTTGGCCTTTTTCTTCGCCGATGCCGAATCATCTTCATCGTCGTCATCATCGTCGTCATCATCATCGTCGTCATCATCGTCGTCATCATCATCGTCATCGTCGTCATCGTCGTCGTCGTCTTCGTCGTCGTCGTCCGAATCATCGTCATCATCGTCATCATCCGAATCATCGTCGTCGTCTTCGTCGTCGTCGTCGGCATCATCATCATCGTCGTCGTCCTCATCGTCCTTCTTCTTCTTCTTGGACTTTTTGGACTTCTTCGACTTTTTGGCGACCTTTTTCTTTTTCTTTTTCTTCTTCTTTTTATCGTCGCCGTCGTCGATGAGTGACTCGTAGAAGTCAACGGTTGCTTCCGGCACGTTGTCGATGTTGCCGTCGTCGTCGATCTCTTCGATGGCCTGGATAAAGTCTTCCTGAATGGCCTTGACTTTGCCCTTGGTTTCGATGTCGTCTTCCGTTAAGTCCAGTTTATTCACTGCCTTGCAGTGTTTCACCAGAACTTTTTTGTCGACAACAACTTTGCTCTTACCAGCTTTCTTTTTCGACTTCTTTTTCGCCATGATACAGTTCCTCCTATTAAATAGGTTGGGATATTAAGGCGCTTCCACGCCAGTTAAAGGCAATCAAAATGATTACCAAGCTATATTCATTATACATCGTTTTATAGTTGTTTCCAATTTTTTATTTAATATCTTCATCATCAATACTTTCATGTTTTTCGAGTTGATAACATCGTGGCCAATCAAGACCGTATGGCCACCATGCCGCGTCCAGCACGGGTTCAGCAGTCGCTAAACGTTGAGTTACCATAACTTGACGCATGGGAGCGAAATCAGCATGTCTATGATATAATGTGGAAAGTCGTATTAAGCCGAGATTCATTTCTGCTTCGGTCTGATTAATAGCGATTCTTACATCTAAATGACTGTCTTTTGTTTTACTCTCACTCGTGGACATTTGATCTAACTTATATGATGTTCTACCGCCTTTGGTGGCTTGATCGGCATTTAGCACAAGACAATCTAACTCACCGGCTAAACGACTGGCATTACGCCATTTGCGGTCAATGTCGATGCGAGTTTGTAAGTCACCTCTTTCTTCAAGTAAAATATCAAGATAATCGAAAATAATCATATCGGGCATCCATTTATACTTTTCGATATATCTCATTATAAAGGCATACGAATCTTCAAACGAAACGCTGCCACGCGGAAAACACTTTACTCGTAAGTTTTTTATCTTTAGGAATCTGTTTTCTTTTAATGATCGTTTGACACTCGTTCTGGTGATCTTGCGAAACCGCTCGTTCTCAAACCAGATCGCAGGAACCCACTTCTTGTCCAATCTCCGGTACTTCATCCGTTTCATGTTATTCCTACATTCAGTGCAGGGAGTCCACTTCTTCGCATACTTGTTATATGATACAGTATCCGGCTGCGCCTGTTGAACTTTCCCTTTTGCAATTAAAGGCTTTTTGTTAAGGGGTTTTCTAACAGCACAGGTTCCACACTGGTTGTTTCCACAATCGAAAATAGGATAGATAACATTTTTAGGAGCATTTGGATTTCGGGTTTGACTTATACCTCTGTATAAACGATTATCAACAAGCTTTCTATTTAGCTCGTAGTTAAGCCATAAAACTTTTTTCTTATGAATCATTGCTGTTTGGATAGCTATTTCTTCAAGTACATGTGACTTGCCACTTTTCTCAACACCTGAGATAGCAACAAGCCAAGTCCGTTCAAGGGGTTGAACCAAGGCATTTAATTCAGGTTGGATAAAGCGAAACACTTCTTCGTTTTTCTTGCGCTTTACAAAATGTTCCTTAACTTCTTCAACGGTGAAGGGTTTAAAAACTCCCATTTCCTCTTCTTCAACTTCTGTATGCATTCTCTCATGCTTGCTAATTAAATCTTCTGCTTTCTCTGGATCATCTTCATCGAGAGAATCTTGTGCTTTATCCACAAGTATCTGGATTTCACGCTGTCGTATGAAGTTAAGTATGATTTCATTTTTTATGTATTCAGTTGAAAAAGAGGCATCTTCCTGATAAGCGGAAAACTCTTCTGCGAGGCGATCTAAGTATTCTTCAATTAAGTCAGCAGACTTTCCAAGCATTTTCTTTTTCTTTTGGAAAATCCTTTGGATAGTCCACTTAGGAGCTTTTTGATAATCAGCATAATATTTGATAAGCCAGCGGACGACCGGACGATAAGAGTCCGCGAAATGTCTTGTTTTAAGTTTGCCTTTTTTATATTGGGAATAACCGTATGATAGGATATCGGTATCCATTATCATATAGCCCAATACCAAATACTCGTCACCAACTTTAACGCTTTCCCGCTTAATCATTCTCAGCTCCGTCTCAGGTCAACTAAATTTTGGTTATGTAATTTGTACTTGATATGACATTTTCTTTTACTAACTGATTTGGAATGTCGTGATTCCAAAATTTTTTATTCCCAATGTATGAAGCACTCGGATTAAATCTTTTGTTATTTTTCCAATCTTTCAAAATGTCCTCTACCGTGCCCATCAAAGGAGCCGGTCCACAATACTTCTCATTTTTCTTACAAAGCTTAAGTAAATTTTTAGTTGCTTCACGGAATGCTTGCATATCCCTGCCATCCGGCTCTTCGCCAGAATATTGGATCCAAGCTTCCTGAAATAGTTTTGTTAATTTCGGGTCTTTGTCTACAAGTGAAAAATTCCTGCGAACCCAATCTTCGCCAGCAACAAATTCTTTAAACCAGCTATCAACCTTGGCTTTGGCAACAAAGGCATCGTGCTTTTTATCCCTGTCCGTATATTCCAAAAAAGATGAAAGTGAAATATTGTTTGAACGGAAATGATAGTAATGTCGAAACCATTTAGAAGTAAAGACTTCATGTCCTAATTCTATCGCTGCTCGAATTTCAAGCGATTTAAAACCTTCACTCATAAATCTTTCAAGTTTGGATAAAGCTGAAATAACTGTTTTGGATTTGACTTGTTTGTGAGTTGTAAATGGATGGCCGAAAGTATTCCACTTGGCAAGTAGTTTTTTTGAAAAATCAGAAAAACCGCTTTCCTTAATTGGAGTATGACTTCTTGAAGAGCGAATGGTTTCCTTGTGGCGATAAAGTGTTATTCGCCGGGATATTGTAAGAGAAGCATTTGGTAAGTATGTATCAACCTCAATTTGAGATAATGTTTTTAATTGTTTTGGTGAATAAACTTTTTTGACTTCAACGTGTTGATAATACGATTTGCTTCTTTTCATTCCAATCTCCAAGATTAAAGAAAAAGTTTTTCAGACTTTTCAAAAAGAATATATTCTATTATCTCTTATCTCTATACTTCGTAAGATATATCGTCCCGTTTTCAAAGGCTAAAACGGTACGCTTTATACATCCGTTGGTTGAGGAGTAAAGATAAAAATAAAAGGCTTTAGATAGAGTCAAAAAAAACCCTTGTGAACTTAGGGAAGACCAACCGACGATTGCCAGTTGATCTTCAATTGGAGGCCAGGATTACTTCGGGGGAAATCCTGTTTGAAGACTCTCGCCTTCCCTAAATTCACAAAGGTAAAATGTTTTACTTCCCGAAGTAACGCCTTCAATTTTAAAAACAAAGCTGAAGTATAGTTTAAATAAATCTAAAAAACAAGCTTTTTTATCTTTAATAAAAACAGGGGTTTATATAAATCACAAGCAGAACCTAAGATCCCTTTTTATCGAATTGACCTGTGACAAAGTCAATTCACCGGGATCGTCTTTTGAAGTCAAAGTCAAAACTTCGACCCGTTTAACTACTGGTGCCACTACGCGCGCAAACTTCTTTGCTGCCCTTCGCCCTGCTTTGTCAGGCTTGCCATCTTTAAAACTATCAAACATTATATATAGTTTTCTAATATTCTTTTTCATAATAAGCCGAATTTGTTCTTCCGTGTATTCAATACCAGTCAACCCCATAGCACCATCTCCCATTTTCCAAACATCCACAGGACCCTCTAATGCAAAGGCATCTAAGCCAGAAGTAACACTATCATAATTGTAGATAAGTTGTTTGGGAGATATTGGTGCTTCCTCAGGATCGCCGTGGAGATACGGAGGGTCTTGTTCTCCTGTAATGTCACGCGAAGAAAAACTTATTAAACGGCCACCCTGATAAAACGGGATTATAATTCGAAATTTATATTTTCCAATTGTATGGACAGATCTTAACTTGTATTTTTGGATTAATTTTTTTGGATTGAAACCTCGCTTTTTTAAATACTTTATATGGAGCTTTGTAAAATTTTTAGATGACTCTTGAGGCAGGTGGACTTTTAACGTAGATCGCCTGATGAGGGTTTTTTCTACCGTTAACGGAGGTTCGCCCAGGTCTGCCTCAAGAGCCAAACTTAATTTTTTGGCATCACGAAAAGAGCATTGAAGTAATTCAATAATGAGAGTAACTATCGGGTGGTATCCGCACTTCCAGCAATTGACTCTCAAATCATTATACCTTATTCCAAGGTGATTTGAATAGTCTTCGCAAAAAGGACACTGGACATTTATCCAACCCTTACTTACATTTTTTCCAGAAGTCCAATACTCGATTCCATACTCGTCGAAAAATTCTTTCAATTCCATTTGCGAAATACCTTTTAACTTTTTGTTTCCAAGTCAACATAGGTTCCACTTCATATTTATCGAAACCCAGCGGATCCTTGACCACCTTAACATTGAGGGATAATGGTTCATCTGGACTGATATTGTTATTGGCTTTACTTGCAATTATTTCTTTATAAAGCCCTTCCGGTACCATCCAAATTTTTGTTTGTTTATCTGCATAGTCATAAATTGTAACTGGAATTTGCTTTCCCATTTTAGTCACCTTTTATAATCTTTTGCACAGTATGGTCTAAATTGTTTTTAAACCAATGTTCCTTGTCTCCATAGTAAACATCGCCTGAGTCAAAATTGACTGCGATCTTGATCACATCGCCCAAGGTATTTGCCGTAATTTTTGCAGGCTTGCCATCTATGATTTCCATTTCGTAGTAAAACTTGCCTGGCATTCTTACCAGTTCCTTTGGAATCAAAGGTGAAAGCGCAGCAACAGCAATACCACCAAAAACTAATTTGAAAAAATTACGACGATTCATTCTTCTTCTTCTCCCTATAATAAAATTTACATTCGTGAGCCTTGACTATATGTTCACGGAATTCACCTAACTCACCGTTATTGCTCATTTCCCATCTTTGTTTATGGCAACCGACGGAGGCACCATATCCGGGAGTTTCGTCGCTATATCCTTCTTCGCCCATATCAAAATAGAACTGTATGCAAAAAACACAAAGCTTCATTTCATTCACCTTTTAGTTTATTGACTTCAGCGATTATTCTTTTCAACTGTGTGCTAATTGAGTAATGAATTTCATTTCCCATCGCTGTTGCCCACCAACCGGCCGGATGATTTTTATCGGTGACGATTGGTAATTGAAAAGTTTTAATGATTTTGATTACTTCTTCTTTTTCCACTTTCATGTCGTCTCCTTACATCCATAATTCTACGAACTCGCCATCGTTGTCTCCGTGTTCTCTTCTCTCTAATTCATTTTGAAGAGTATTGCTAACCACGGAGTCAAGAGGAATTTTTTCTAAGAAATGGCGAATTGTTTTCTCTTCCAAATCTTCAAGAGGAAATGAAAGATATTTGACTTCATCTTCTATTATTATTTTCATTTTAACCATCCTTGTTTTGAATATACTTGGATTCGCATAATGCTGTGTTGTGCAAGAAAGCGATAAGGGTCAAGGAAGTCAGTCAAACGTATAGTGTCCTTATCTGCTGTCATGCGGAGACCTCTCCCGATAGTCTGGATAACGCCTTTTTCGTCTTTCATTCCGGCAGCGGCGATAATGTGATTTAACGATGGAATATTAATTCCCTCTTTCCAAACACGCGAACAGATTGCAATATGTAATTTTCCGGACTTCAACCTGTTTTTGACTTTACTGCGCTTATCGCTTTTAGTACCACCATGAATAAAAGGAGCACTTATCTTTTCCCATTTTAACATCTTTTTAAGTATCTTACCGTGCTTTATCTTCTCAACAATAATAAGAGTGATATGGCCGAAAGCTAAACTTAGTTTTACTTCTTCTATAATCAATTTGTTTCGGCTTTTATTTCTTACAATACCTCGGTCATAAAAGCTTGCATAAGTACTGCAATTTTGATTAACCTTGATCTCGTAGGGCACGCCCACAAGGTTTATTTTTGGTTTAGCGATGATTCCAAGCTTGATTCCTTTTTGAACAGTTAACTCAGCTATGTCCGGTCCAAGTAATCCTTCGTTCACAAGAACCTTTTTCTGAGTGGTTGGCTTAGTCGCTGTAAGGCCATACCTCCGCGGAGACAAGTTTAATTGAAGTACTTTCCCATATTGACTCTTCAAAGAATTAGCATGGTGCAATTCATCTATAATAGTCACTTCAAAAAAATCAATTAACAAGTGATGCCATTTAACATAACTTTGGATCGTGGAAATAAGTATAACCTCATCTTGTTTTAACATTGACTTATGAAACTTATGTCCACCACCCATGGCATAAACGTTTTTGAATTTATACTCTTTCAATGTCTCAAGCCATTGCTTAACAAGTTCTGTGGTATGACATAAAATTAAATGTCTACAATCTGGAAACATAGAAATAATACCACAACCGATAATTGTTTTACCAGAACCTGTAGGGAAGACAATCCGCCCACGATGTTTCCTTTTAACCTTATTTAATACTTCAAGTTGGTCAGGACGGAAAGTGATTCCTTTTAAATTTGGCTTAGCAATAGGTTCTATCTTTTCCAATTCGCCTTGTATGATTAATCTTCCATTTCCATTTTGTCTAAAATACTTCTTGACTCGTGGTAACAGACCTGTTAAGAATTTTCCGCTTGAGCCTGTGTAGCCAGTTATAAGCGACTGCTCTACGAGTGTCTGCTGCATACCATA